GAGGAGAAGACTGCTTCATGTTGTTAAAAATATCATTCATCATTGACTCCTATTAGGTGAGGCTACTCGCTGCGTCTGTGCGTAATCAGAGGCTTTTGATCGCAACTGGCACAGCATCCGCTTTCGCCTCGTAAACTTACTCAAAATGGCAGGTCGCCATCATCAAATTTGGTCACTTTAGAACGCTCAGATGGCTTTGGAGCAGGCTCTCTTGGAGATACCGCACAGCTTAAATACTTACCTCCAGCACCTTCTCGTATCCATGCAGAAAACCAATATTCTTGATTATCAACAGTAATGTTCCCTTTATAATCAGGATGCTTTTCTGTTTCTTTTCGTTCATTGCGAAACAATGCCCCTGTGTTATTTCTCATTGGTTTCTGTTCCATTACATTTCCTTCGCTTTCTTTAACGCACTTCTTACTTTACTTGGAAGGAGTGTCCACAGGGCAATCTTTTGTTGATCGTCTAGGTTCTCTCCCTCCAACTTAACCCAAGCTGCCTTGGGATCACCTTGCTCACACATGGCAATTAGTTCTATTGCCACTTCTTCAAGATACCTTAGTTCCTCCATAGGAATGTTGTCCATTGCACCCTGAGTAGGTGTAATCACGACTGATTTACCCTCTTCTGGAACATCCTCTCCGCTATACAAATATAGACCGAGGCCATGAAGTGCCAGGGCTTTTGTCATGCAACGCATGATGGCGGTATTCACTGCAAAGGCATCAGGTTTAGGGATGGCCTTGTTGCGATAGTCCATCACAGGCAATTGGCAAGTCATTGGCTTGTTAAACATGGTCACTGTAACGAACACCATTGCTGTGCCGTTGATATCCATGAAACACTGCTCACCAAACATCTCTACCTTGTAGGAAGCAGTAGGATCGGCTTTGAGAGCCTCTGCCCATGCCCAAGCCCATGACAGGTAGGACAAGCCGTTTTTCTTCTCAACGTGTTCGTTGACATTCTTTTTAAGTAACGCTTCTATTGACATATTCACTCCTTTAAAAATTATCGTTTAACTCTTGATCAATGATTTGTGTTTGTTGGTCAAGGTCTAAATCCTTGAACTCGATAAAGTCTGCTTCTTGGCAGCAAACTATTCTGTTTCCCTTGATTGTCAGACAATAAGGACAGTATTTAATGTCAGAAAACTCTTCTAAATAGGTTTGAAATAGTGATTTCATGTGAGCCTATCGAAAGCCATTTCCCAGAGAACATCACCTGCTAGATCGGTGAGCTTGTTTAACTCATCTTCTGTCAATGGTGTTCCATCTTCATAGCATCCACCTGAAAAGTAAGCATCAGAGAAGTCTGGATAATCTCTGCTGTCTACCCCATCTATCTCTAGGTCTATGACCTTTTTTCCATTAAGAATCGGCATATTCACTCCTGTTAAACGTGGACTACTATTTGCCCACACCGCTAATGTGCCACACCTTTTTAGCCTTTTATACTAGGATTTACCCTAATAGACAGCACTTTTTTCTATGCTAATCTGAAAAGACTTGTCCTATTAACTAATAGCCCTTCTACCTACTTCCTTCTTCTTATGCACGTTGAAATACTTGAACAAAGATGCGCTGAAGCCTTGCTTGGGTATTCTCAAACAATGGCAGATGCTTACACAACAGATCCAGAGGACTTACACGCCTCTATGACAGCCTTGCTTGCTAGAACGCTAGAACTACATCTAAACCGCAAAATCAATTTGGAGAACCTTTTCAAATGACTCAAGCCATGATCATTAAAGCTCTACAGAATGGGCCACTTACTTCACAAGAAGTCTGTGATTTAACAGGGATGCCTAAATCCTCTGTATTGTCTACAGCTAAGAAGTTGAGATACAAAGGTGAGCTAACAACAGAAGAGGTCAAAGTTGGTCGCTACAGAGTTGCCAGGTACACCCTTGCAGATCATCTGATTGAGAGCAGACCAAAAGACGAAGCCCGCTGCTTGCTGAACCCTTTTGACATCAGGAACGCTAAAGGCATCTTCAGCAAATCAGAGTATGCGGTGATGAACGCACAAGCTAAAAGATTGCTTGGCAGACCAAAACCTGCAAAAGAAATCACAAATAATCAATTTATTTAAAAAAACTTCTTGACACATCAAAAAATTGTGTACAATAAAGTTGTTGCCGTAGGAAGCAATAAATTGAAGCCGTTTACTCATGCTCTCGCCCTTGGTTTTTACTTTAGGGTTCCTACCGAGGGCAGTAGTAAGCGGCTTTTTTTATGTTCTACAGCTTCCGTACTCCACACGAAAGTAGTGCATCTGCATGGATGGCTTGGAAGAGAACACCGACATCAGGACACACCCCCTGTTTGCCGACCAGCGTTAGTTAAGCGACTGGTAAAGCATTTGGTACATCGGTGGTAACAAGGCCAAATGTATAAGCGAATTAACTCGTCACGCGCACTTGGGGCGTTTTGTATTTAAGTCAATAGGAGTCAATATATGAATACCATAATGCTTGGAGAAGGTCGGATAGAAACCCCTCTATCCACCCTTGGAGAACCTATGTCTAAAGGAAATAGCATGGATAACTTTGAGAGATTCTGGTCAACATGGCCTAAATCAATAAGAAAAGGCGGGAAGGCTGCTTGTCTCGTAAAGTGGAAAAAGTACTATTGTGAAACCTGTGCAGATCAGATCATTAAACACATTGAGTGGATGAAAACAACCGATGCCTGGAGAAAAGACGATGGTGCTTTCATTCCTGCACCTTTGGTTTATTTGAACCAACAAAGATGGGATGGGGCTGAGATTCCAGAATCATTCGGGATCAAAGTTGAAGTGCAAATTGATCCTGCCTTGGCAAAGATCGAAGCTGATAGAAAAAAAGCTGCCCCTATGCCTGAACATATCCGAGCAAGATTGGCGGAATTACGCAAATGATTCACTATCACGGCTTGCCAATTACCCCATTAACAGCCTCTGTCAAAGCAATTGAAAATGGTCATGCGTTTGTGTCGTTTGCTCATTCTGACCAACTTTCAACAGCAATTGAGGTGTGTCAGTCCTTTGCGATAGACAATGGAGCATTCTCTGCCTGGCGATCTGGGAATCCAATCCAAGATTGGCAACCTTTCTACGATTGGTCACTAAATCTCAAAAAAGTCCCTTCTTGCGACTTTGCAGTGATTCCTGACGTTATTGATGGAACTGAAGCAGACAACGATGCCTTGCTAAAAGACTGCCCGCTGCCGACATGGTTTGGCGCACCAGTTTGGCATATGCATGAATCACTTGAGAGACTTGAACAACTTGCAAACACCTATTTGCGAGTCTGTATTGGTAGCTCTGGGGAGTTTTCTACAGTAGGAACATCAAACTGGTGGGTCAAGATGAGTCAAGCCATGAGAGTCATTTGTGATGACATGGGAAGACCTGCTTGCAAACTGCATGGTTTAAGAATGTTAGACCCTGCAATTTTCACCAAATTACCATTTTCATCAGCTGACAGCACAAATATTGGCAGAAATGTTGGTATTGATGTGCATTGGAAGCATGGGAATTATTTGCCACCAACTAAGGAAGCAAGAGCGCAAGTCATGCGTTCTAGGATCGAGGCATTTAATGCCCCTTCTCAATGGAATTTTTATCAACCAATGGAACAGGAAACACTTTTATGATTTTTGCTTTAATTACATATGCCGTGGCAATGATTGCCGCAAACCTTTTGGTGGCTACATTCGGGCCAGCAATCAGCCCAATAAACGCTTTTTTACTGATTGGATTAGACCTTACATTGCGTGATTGGCTTCATGTTCGACTCAAAACATGGCAAATGGGAGGCTTGATATTCGGAACAGGTGCTTTAACCTATTTGTTAAACCCTGCGGCAGGAATGATTGCAGTAGCTTCTGCGGTCTCGTTCTTAGTGGCGGCTTTGGTAGATTGGGCAGTTTTTGTAAAAACCACAGGCTCATGGATCAAACGAGCCAATGTTTCAAATACTGCTGGCGCTGCCGTTGACTCTTTGCTTTTCCCAACTATTGCGTTTGGCGTTTTGATGCCTGAAATTGTTGCACTTCAGTTTGTAGCCAAGGTTTCTGGCGGTGCTATTTGGTCTTATGTTTTAGAGAAAAAACTAAAAAATGTCCCACTTTGAAGCAATGAAACTGTTAGACAAGGTAAAAGAGGGTGTTCCTTACCCTCTCCACCTGATAAACAAAGCCTTAGAGCTTACTGGTGACCTAGAGTAAACCCCTATGGCTTATTCAAGAAAAACAATATCCAATGAGGGCGACAGAGTTGTTCTTGAGAAAGCCGAGGCACGGGAGATATTCCGAACTTGGCAAACAAACAGAGATAACGATTTTGTTCGTGCCAGGCTTGAGCGTTGCGAAAGAATCTATGGAACTGGAGCAAGAGATCGGGTCAGGTTTTATATGCGTCAAATGAAAGAAGGACAAATTGAATGAGTTGGCACTATTTGCGGGAGCTGGAGGGGGAATCCTTGGAGGACATTTGCTTGGGTGGAGAACGGTTGCAGCCGTTGAAATCGAAGATTACCCACGCAGAGTTTTACTGCAACGGCAAGCTGATGGACTCTTACCTAGATTCCCTATCTGGGACGACATTAAAACATTCGATGGGAAGCCTTGGGCAGGAAAAGTCGATGTCATCTCAGGAGGTTTCCCATGCCAAGATTTGTCTGCAGCAGGAAAAGGAGCAGGACTTGATGGGGAACGATCAGGACTCTGGAGAGAAATGGCAAGGATCATTTGCGAAGTACGACCCCAATACACATTCATTGAGAACTCACCAATGCTCACTATTCGAGGACTCGACAGAGTATTGTGCGACCTTGCCTCGATGGGGTTCGATGCGAACTGGGGAGTGTTGGGAGCTTCCGATGTTGGAGCAAAACACCAACGGGACAGAATTTGGATTGTGGCCCACGCCAACAACTCCAAGCGGAGGCGGGAATTGCGGGGGTTCTGGGGCTTACAAAAATGCATTAAAGAATGGAACTCACATTCCACATTCAATCAACCCGAACCTATACGAATGGTTGATGGGGTGGCCTCTAGGGTGGACAGACTTAAAGCCATTGGCAATGGACAAGTCCCCTTGTGTGCAGCAACAGCATGGAGAATCCTGAAATGAGCTTCATGGTAACTTTTAAGGTAGACGCTGACCCTGTTGGCAAACAAAGAGCAAGGTATGCCAAACGTGGAAACTTTGTCCAAACTTACACCCCTGACAAAACAAGAAACTATGAGTCTTTAATCAAAGAAGCCGCAATAGAAGCAATGGGAACTAGCGAACCCTTGGAAACCCCTGTAACGCTGTATTTGTACATTAGAGCGCCAATCCCTAAATCATTGCCTAAAAAGCGCATAGAAGCCTGTTTAAACGGCTTAGAGAAGCCAATTAAGAAGCCAGATGCTTCGAATGTGCTTAAAAGTGTAGAAGACGCTATGAATGGAGTTGTTTACAAGGATGATTCTCAAATTGTGAATATCCATGTTTCCAAGGTTTATTCAAGTGTTTCAGGAGTAGACGTTTGCATAAAAGAATGCTTGGATTAGGGTAAGTCCTAATACAAAACCTTGCAAAACAAGACTAACATTTAATTTTTAACAGGAGTGAATGATGGAAAAAACTTGGGAATTTGATACAACCACAGGCGAAGGTAGCGAGATTGTTACTGTCGTCTACGAGTATGAGAACGATGGTGAGACCACCTTTAACGAGTCAATCAAAGAGGTTTGGTTTGAGGGGCGCAATGTCATAGGTCTATTCTCTGACGAACACTTCAAAGAATTAGAGATGGAAGCAGCAATGCGTTTCCAACACCACAAGCTGAACTACAAGTACGAGGATGTATGACAAAAGAGGAAATACTCGACGCAATAGACCTACATCTGGAAAACAAAAAGCCTTGGGTTTACTTAACCGAAGAGGAACATATGCAACTAGCCGAAGAATGGGGTTGCCTAAGTGCTGATTGGGTTTTCTATGCTGGTGCAATCGAGCGCAAGATAAAAGAGAAAAATGCGGAAGCGAACTAAACGCAAGGTCTGGGCATTGATTGACCCAACCCAACACGCAATCATTGGTGCGTCAATCACCCACAGAGACAAGCTAGACAAGCTCAGAATGCTTGAATACTCAGCACTAGAAGCAATGACCAAAGGACAAGGAACAGTAACAGACTGGCGAACCCTTGTTGACGTTTTAAACCTAAGTGAAACGATGGCAAGGCACAACATTGGAAAAGATGAAGTTTTACCAGTTTGCCAAAAAGCACAAGATGCCTTACATCAAGCGGCAGAACGCTACCAAAACACAATGAAAATGGGCTTATCAGGCGAAGGCATCAAAGCGGTGAGGGATTTAATCCAATATGCTGATTTACAACAATCAAGCATTAGCCGATCAGAATTCGAGAGATATATTAAGAAAACCAAAGATTATATTAAATCAAATAATGATTTAGTCGTGGAGATAATATGAACGAGCCTACTAAAGCAATTCAATATTTAATTGATACTGCTCCACTATATGCCAAAGCCAAGGCTGACAGAATGTATTTAGAAGAGTTCAGGAAAAGCAGAAAAGCTCAGTTAATGAGTCAAGCGGGAACTGAGGTTTTAGGCAAGCAAGAAACTTATGCCTATGCTCATGCTGATTACATTGAAATTTTAGAAGGCATCAGGCAAGCCGTGGAGAAGGAAGAGCGTTTTCGTTGGCTTATGACCTCGGCTCAAGCCCGCATAGAGTGCTGGCGCACCGAGCAATATAGTGCCAGAATGGAAATGAAAGCCACCACTTGAACAACAAACTAAGCGCAAAGGAAAGACTGCACCTTGCAAGGGTTAAATCCCTCCCTTGCTCAGTATGCGAAGCACCACCACCGAGTGAGGCTCACCACTACAAACAAGGGCTTCAGTACACTTGCATTGCCCTTTGTGTTGATTGCCACCGAAACCCAGTGCTAGGATGGCATGGTCAAAAAAGGGCTTGGGCTATCAATAAAATGGATGAAATAGACGCATTGAATGAGACCGTTCGCAGATTGTGCGAGGATATGCCCTCAAAAGGCGATAAAAGCCCGTTTTAGGCGTTTTTCAGGGCTTGTGGATACTTGGGAGTGGTAAAATAGGCTAACCATGCCTAGACAGCACCAAAAACACCGAAATAAATTGCTAACTCAATATGGGCACAGATACGAGCGCCATTGGAGTAGTCGGCCTGGTTGTTTTTATTGTGGTGATAGTTGGTCAGAATTTGACCATTGCCCACCGATTTCATGGTGTGATGCCAAAGACCTTAAATGGTTTAAAGAGCGCAAAATAGGTTTTTACTTAGTCAATTGCTGCACAGAATGTAATAAAGTATTGTCAGATCGTGCGCTTTTTACACTTCAAGAGCGAGCCGATTACATCCGCAAACGATTAGAGAATAAAAGCGAGCGCATAACGCTATGGAATAAAGCAGAAATCGAGGAAATGAGCGACCGATTTCAAAAAACCATAGTAGCCCGTCAATCATTGCAAAATATCCTCTTAGAGCGCCTTTGGTTTGCTCAGGAACTGCAATTTAGAGCAGAAGATTTCCCCATATAGCTTGACGTAAAAAAAGAGCTTATAGCCCTTAATTGATAGACAAGAAAAAACCCTCCGTAGAGGGCTTGAAATTAGCGTTTTGTAAGTATTCGCAGAATGAGGGCTAATGTTGCATAGATCATTGCATCTCACTTTTTACTTTAAAAGTAGCAAAAAACCAGTTGCAATTTTGCTGACCATATTTTGCAGAATCATGGCGTAGGTGCATTGGTGGCTTGTCAGACCCTAGTGGGAAATAATAACTGTCAACATTTTCAAATCCCATTTTGTCCAATGTTTTGCACAATTCTCCAAATTTTCCCCTTGCTACAGCAACGCACAATTGACCAGAGCTGCCACTTTTACCAGTCTCACAATCAAGGGCTGTCAATGCACCATAAACTTGGAATCTTTTAATTTCAGATAATTCGAAAAATGATTTCATTTTGACTCCCATAATTTAATTGCATTTTGTTTGCATTGTTCAACTTGATCTACTGATAAACCAAAAGCTATTTGTTCCGCTAGTTCGCTGGCTTTTTGTGCTTTTTGGTCATCTGGTGCTGTTAAGGCCAAAACTAGGCATTGTGTTAGTGCTTGTAATTGTGTCATTTTGTCCCCACTATATTGAAATCATTATCTAAAATGCCAGCATCTTGTAAAGATACTTCAATATTGAATATAAAATCATTTAGAAGTTTTGGCATGTCAATGCCATTTTCTAAATATGCATTATGAATTGATTCCACAAACATTAATGCCGTTTGAGTATCCCCATCAAATGATAATTGTCTATTTGAAGCTTTAATAAATTTAAGCATAGTAAACCCTTTTAAATTTGTTTTAATTTGATAACCCTTGCCATTTTTTGGCCATGTGCTGGGTATGCTATCAATGGAACATCTTTAGACCAACAAGCTCGGCAGCCGTTACAGTTACCGCCATGTTTATATGCTTCGCACAATTGAACACCCTCTCTTGCTTGAAATGTGGCAGCATCAGGGCCAATTACAGAGCCATGTAAACCCTCGATATATTCACCCTGAATAGAATCACTTGAAAATCTCACTTTTACATTAGGTAGAGCTTCCATTTGTGCGAAAACGTGGGCAAATTTAGGGAATTTGTGCATCCTAGTTGGCAGCCAATGGTTAACCCAAGGGGTTTGGATCATTACCTCAAGTATCTTTTCGGCTAAACCTAGGGTGTAAACGTCCCCCGAATCAAACCAGCGAAAATAACGATCTTGATCAAGCTCTGAAACCATATCAGAAACCCAATCTAAGCGCTGCCAATCTTCCCGATTAGACAATCTTGGAGCTTTTACATTGGGATAATTGTAATTTCCTGTAGTAGCGTAGCATCCCTTACAAGCATCTACTAATTCACCTGGTGCAGCCCAAGAGCCAGGACAAGTATCAAGGGCCTGTAAGCTCCAAGATCTAGCGTTTAACTTAGAAGTTTGAGATATTTTGATCATTATTAACACCTATTGAGAAAAGAAAATTAGATATTGCCTTCGGAGATATCACAGCAAGCACACCATAAAAGACGGGCTAAATTGTCATTGTGATTGCTTAACTCTGTTTCATCCCAAGCCCCGTATTCTTTAAGGCAAGCTGCGACAATAGTAGGATCAAGCTTTTTAAGTTGACGGGCTATTGACGGGCTTTTCATTAAAGCTTCAACGTCATCGTCACATTGTCCTGAGTGGCTGCAGGTTAAGGCTTGAGCCTTTGTGATTTGTAATTCAATGCGGCCTAATGATTCTGTCCAATACATAATAATCCCCTTATTTAACTAAAACGTCAAAATAAGCCAATAGACCTATACAAAGACAGAGACCAATAGCAATTGCTGAGAGAACGTCTAAAACTGTGTTTTTCATATTTACACCTATTTTGTAAGTTTTGTAAGCCTGGAGCATTTTTATGTTTTTACTCCAGGATGATCGATCACTTAGAATTTTCGAGAATTATTTCGAAAGCATCTTCGATAGCATCTAACAGCCCGTTCATTGCTGCTTCGCTTAAAGAGTTTAGGCTTATGTCATAAGCTGACAAAATTACATCATCGATGTAAATAAACTTTTCGCTTGTTTCATTCCATGCTTGAGCTTGTTCTACTGTTAATTGCTCCAGGATGTTTTTCAGATTGATTTTCATATGTACACCTATTGAGTTGATAAAAGAGAGAGTGTTTTTCTTGCCCTCTCATATATATAGCAGGGAAGAATCGTGCCAGTTGCTGTAACCCGTTGATTTATAAGACCCCTCCAAATCCCTAATAGGGTTTACCCTTGGAACTATTGTGTGCAATAATTAAATAAATCAATTTTTAGGCCGAAAATGGGAAGACCCTCAAACCCTCAAACCCGATACTTCCAGAGAACATTGTCAGACCCTCAGAGAATGGTGTTGTTGGCTGCTGGCAAGGGTAATTTATGCCGTGGGTTTGAAAACGTATTAGACCTATATAGTGAAGCTCATAATCAGGGATACAGACCAGGCATGGAATTGAGTATTTTAAATATTAGGTCGGGAACAACTAACAACCCCAATGAAGATCAATCAATAGTGGATAAGGTAAGGGAAGATAGAGGGAACGTATAAGGGAACACAATGCGAAACAATAATCCAAGTACCCTGAAAAAGGTGCATCGATAACTCTCGCACAAGTAAACCTAAATGAGAATCATTCGCATCTAGATCAAGTAGGTAGAAACCCTATGAGGGTAAGCCCTAGTGTGATGTATGGGGGGGGAGGGGTAGAGTGGTGTGTGTAGATATTGGTGTAGCCCCCTCTATACCGAAAAAGTGAAATTCCATCCAAGGAGGACAAATGGAACAATTGAAAAGAGGAAGAGGAAGACCTAAAGGAAGCGTCAAGATGACCATACAGAGGTTTGCTGATAACCCTCCTATGGTATTGCCTAAGACTGACCATCAGAGGCTCAAGGAGTTGAAGGAGCTGATGATTAGGAGTGGAGGTAAGGATGTTGCTCAGAAGGTGATAGAGATAGCTTTAAATGACGAGCATCCTCATCAATTGGTGGCTTTGAAGATGTGTTTGGATAGGACTTTACCTGTGAGTATGTTTGAGAAGGATAAGAGTCAGAGGAGTGCTGTGACCATCAATATCACTGGGTTGGGTGAAGAGCCGACCATCATTGAACAAGCAGAAGACGTAGAGGCAAAGTATGGCTGATTTGAATTTCTCTCTCTTACCTTGGCAACAGCAGGTCTTTGCTGATAAGACTAGGTTCAAGGTTGTGGCTGCTGGGCGTAGATGTGGTAAGTCTAGGATGGCGGCAGTTACTCTGTTGATAGAGGGACTCAAGTGTCCTCAAGGCTCTGCTGTGTTGTATGTAAGTCCTACTATGGGTCAATCTAGACAGATTATCTGGGACTTGCTGTTAGACCTTGGTAGAGAGGTAATACAGAGTAGCCATGTGAACAACTTAGACATTACCCTGATAAACGGAGCAAGAATCTATGTTCGTGGTGCTGACAGACCTGATACGCTTCGTGGTGTTAGTCTAACCTATGCTGTACTGGACGAGGTAGCGGATATCAAACCAGAGGCTTGGGAGCAGGTTATTCGGGCTTCTTTGTCTGACAAGCGAGGTAGAGCCTTGTTTATTGGGACACCCAAGGGACGTAACTGGTTCTATGATACCTTTAAACTAGGTGAGTCAGAGGATGATCCTGATTGGAAGTCATGGCACTTCACCACTGCTGATAACCCTTTGATTGACCAAGCAGAGATTGAGTCTGCCAAGAAGACCCTGAGTACCTTTGCTTTTAAACAAGAGTACATGGCGAGCTTCACCAATGCGGGGTCTGATATCTTTAAGGAAGAGTGGATAAAATATGGGGAAGAGCCTCAATATGGTTCTTACTTCGTAGCTGTTGACTTAGCGGGATTTGAGGAAGTTGCCAAACAAGCGGCTAATTCTAAGAAAAGGTTGGATGAGACTGCTATCTCTGTAGTGAAGGTTACTGATGATGGTAAGTGGTTTGTCGAGAAGATAGAGCATGGTAGGTGGGATATTCGGGAGACTGCGGCTAAGATTCTCTTGGCGATAAGGGATTACAGACCTTTAAGTGTGGGAATAGAGAGGGGGGCGTTAAAGAACGCTGTTTTGCCCTATTTGAGCGACCTTATGAGAAAGAACAACACCTATGCTCATATCGTGGATTTGACTCATGGGAACAGAAAAAAGGCTGATAGGATCATTTGGGCATTGCAAGGAAGGTTTGAGCATGGCAGAATTGTGTTAAATTCTGAGGGAGATTGGGATGAGTTTGTTGACCAGTTAATCCTGTTCCCTGCTCAAGGAGTCCATGACGACCTACCTGACTCTCTTAGTTACATTGACCAACTCGCTGTTACATCCTACATGGAAGAGGATAACAGTGATGATTGGCAACCTATAGATATTATTTCAGGGGTCTGATATGGAACAAAACGAGTTTTACCAGCCAACAGAGAACGACAAAGAGTTAACTAGATTCGTTATTGACCACTGTGATCGCTGGAGAGACTATCGCAACACCAATTTCCTTGATAGTTACCTTGAATACGAGCGTATTTTCCGTGGAGAATGGGCAGCAGAGGACAAAACTAGGGATTCTGAGCGTTCTAGAATCGTTACTCCCGCTACACAACAAGCCGTAGAGACCCGTCATGCTGAGATTATGGAAGCAATCTTTGGTCAAGGTGAGTACTTTGACATTGAAGATGACCTGAAAGACATAGATGGCAATCCATTAGACGTTGAAGTTCTTAAAGCTCAACTAATGGAAGACTTCAAACAAGACAAAATCCGTAAATCTATTGACCAAATTGAGTTGATGGCAGAAATCTACGGCACTGGCATCGGTGAGATTGTTGTTAAAACAGAGAAAATCTTTGAACCTGCTACTCAGGCGATTCCTGGTCAATCAATGCAAGCCGCTATCGGTGTTGTAGAAAAGAATCGTATTGCAGTCAAGATTGTTCCTGTCAATCCTAAGAACTTCTTGTTCGACCCCAATGGAACAAGCGTAGATGACTGTATGGGTGTTGCCATTGAGAAGTATGTTGGCATCCACAAGATCGTTGAAGGCATCGAAAAAGGCATCTATCGCAAGGTTGACATCACAACAACCTATGAAGATACAGATTTAGAGCCTACTCAAGAGTTAAGCCAGTATCGTGATGAAAAAGTGTTACTTTTGACGTACTATGGTTTAGTTCCTAGGGAATATCTGACTGAAAAAGATGTAGAAGTTGAAGAGTTGTTCCCTGATGACTCAGTAGCAGAAGATTACACAGACATGGTTGAGGCAATTGTGGTGATTGCCAATGATGGAATGCTTCTCAAGGCAGAAGAAAACCCATACATGATGAAAGACCGCCCTGTTATTTCATATCAAGACGATACAGTCCCTAATCGACTGTTGGGTAGGGGTACTGTAGAGAAATCCTACAATATGCAGAAGGCTATTGATGCTCAAGTGCGTTCACATTTGGATTCTTTAGCATTGACTACCTCTCCTATGATGGGTATGGATGCCTCTCGCCTACCAAGAGGTGCTAAGTTTGAGGTAAAGCCAGGCAAAGCCTTCATGGTCAATGGTAATCCTTCTGAGATTCTCTATCCATTCAAGTTTGGTGAGACCAGTCTGAATAACCTGAATACTGCCAAAGAGTTTGAGCGTATGCTCCTTCAGGCTACTGGTACTTTAGACTCTCAAGGCATGGTTTCTCAGGGTAATCGTGATGGCGCTGGCATGAGCATGGCAGTTGCTACGATTATCAAGAAATACAAGCGTACTTTGGTTAACTTCCAAGAAGACTTCTTGATTCCGTTTATCCAGAAGGCAGCATTCCGCTATATGCAGTTTGACCCTGAGAGATACCCTAGTGTGGACATGAGGTTTATTCCTACTGCTACGCTTGGAATTATTGCTCGTGAGTACGAACAACAACAGTTCATTGGTTTATTACAAACTCTTGGCCCGAATACACCTGTTCTGCCGTTAATATTGAAGGGTATCTTGAACAACTCTAGTTTGACTAACAGATTTGAGTTGATGAGTGCTTTGGATCAGATGAATCAACCTGACCCACAAGCTCAAGAGATGCAACAAGTTCAGCAACAGTTGGCTCTACAGGCGGCACAGGCTCAGATTGCTGTCAATACGACACAAGCAGAGCAGAATCGTGCAGAAGCGGCTAAGTTGATGACTGAGGCTCAATTGATGCCACAAGAAGTACAGGCTAAAGTGATTGCTTCTACTACCAAGAATCTTCCTACAGGGAATGAATCTAATGAGTTTGATAAACGAGTGAGAATTGCTGAGTTGATGCTTAAAGAAGCTGATATAAAGAACAAGAGTAAAATCGTTGAACTTCAAATGGCTGACAAACAAAAGAATTTACAGCAAGTTGAAAACGACTTTCTTGACCAATTATCTGGAGCTTTGAAATGATTAACATTGATGCACTGAATGACGAAGAAAAACTGGCAGCTCTGGAGTCAATTCACAAGTCCATTGCAGAAAGCAAAGAGATTCAGCGAAAGAAGATTACTACAAACGTAGAGATGATTGTTAAGGCTCTCAAGAAGATTGAGGCTGACCTTAAACAAAGATATGACGAAACAGGACAGTTAATTGCCAACCTAAAGAGTGGTGAAGATGGGCGTGATGGTAAGGATGGCAAAGACGGAAAGAATGGTAAAGATGGTAGAGATGGCCCAATGGGGCCGAGAGGCTACGATGGAGTGCCTGGTCGCAATGGTCTAGACGGAACAGATGGTGTATCCGTTACTGATGCTCACATCGACTTTGATGGCAGTCTGATCATCTCTCTATCTTCTGGTCGAGTGATCAATGTTGGTGAAGTAGTAGCGGCAGACATTGCCGAGAAGATCAAAGTTATTACCAATGGTGGTGGAACAAGTCAGACTGTGTTAGATGCTATTGCTTCTTTACAGGCTCAGATAGATGCAATTGCCAGTGGTTTGGAATATCAAGGGACTTGGAATGCCTCTACCAATACACCGACTTTAGCCTCTAGTGTTGGCACTGCTGGTTACTACTACATTGTTGCTACTGCTGGTTCTACCAATTTGAATGGTATTACTGATTGGCAGATAGGCGATTGGGCAGTATTTAATGGTTCTGTTTGGCAGAAGATAGACCAGACCAATTTGGTGACTTCTGTTGCAGGTCGTACTGGTGCTATTGTTTTAACAACTGCTGACATTGGTGGTTTGGGTACAATTGCAACTCAAGCGGCAAACAATGTATCTATCACTGGTGGAAGTATCACTGGTATCACTGATTTGGCTATTGCTGATGGTGGTACTGGTGCTTCTGATGCATCTGGTGCTAGAACAAATCTAGGCTTGGTAATCGGTACGGATGTATTGTCTCCAACTGGATCGGCAGCATCACTTACTTCTTTTCCAACTTTTAATCAGAATACAACTGGTACTGCGGCAAATGTTACAGGCACTGTGGCTATTGCTAATGGTGGTACTGGACAAACAACAGCTAATTCGGCATTCAATGCTCTAGCGCCTAGCCAAGCTAGTAATTCTGGCAAGTATCTGACTACCAATGGAACTGATACCTCTTGGGCAACTTTATCTGGAGTAGGAACAGTAACAAGCGTAAGTGGTACAGGAACAGTTAATGGGTTAACTTTAACTGGAACAGTTACAAGTTCAGGCAGTTTGACACTTGGTGGAACATTGAGTGGCATTGCTAATTCTGCTCTGACTAATTCCTCAATTACGATCAATGGTTCAGCAACCAGTTTGGGTGGCTCAATCAATGTTGGCACAGTAACAAGTGTGGCAGCTAGTGTTCCTTCATTCTTGTCTATTGCTGGATCACCCGTAACAAGCAGTGGTACTTTGGCTATTACTCTGTCAGGAACTGCATTACCTACTACTTCTGGAGGTACAGGTTTAACATCTTTTACTGCTAATGGTGTGGTTTATGCCTCATCTACAAGCGCATTGGCTACTGGTTCAGCATTGACATACGATGGAAGCAAACTTGTTAATACTGGCTATAACAAAAGTACTTATCAAGTTTCGACTGGCGGCATAGGTACATTTGAATCATCTGGTGGCGCTTATTTATCGTATCTTTCAGGTTCAAATCTGTATTCCATGTCAGATGGATCAGGCACAGAAGATATTTTTAACTATCGTGCCTCTCAACATTTGTTTTACATCAATAGCGTAGAACAAGCTCGTTTAAATTCTACTGGATTAGGTCTTGGCACTAATTCACCAGGCTCTAAGTTAGATGTCAAAGGTACATTAAGACTGTCAGGCTCTAGTTCTGGTTATGTAGGTTTAGCACCTGCATCTGCGGCAGGATCGACTACTTACACTCTTCCTTCTGCTGATGGAACGGCAAATCAAGCCTTGGTAACTAATGGTAGTGGAACACTGTCATGGGCAAGTACTGCAACAGGTACTGTTACTTCTGTAGGCGGTACAGGAACAGTAAGTGGTATTTCTTTATCAGGAACAGTCACATCCTCTGGTAACTTAACTTTGGGTGGTGCGCTTGATTTATCTGCTTATAACGGGGCTGGTGCTTTCACTACTCTATCGGCTTCTAGCACAGTAACCCTCTCTGGAGGCACAGCAAACGGAGTTACTTACCTGAACGGCTCAAAGGTTCTGACAAGTGGCTCTGCGCTTACTTTTGATGGGACTACGTTTGGAGTTAATGCGGGTGCAAGCATTGGGTCAAGCACTGCCAAAACCAAGTTTTATTCTGATAGCACATACAACGGCATTTTCAATGGCGCATCATTAGGTTCAAATGAAGCGATTTATATGGGTGGAGGAAGTCAGTTTTTCTACGCTGGAGGCGTGGAAACATTCCGCACAACAAGCACAACGCTATACACCGCAAGCGGCATCAATGTGGGGTTTGGCACAACCAATCCTATTGGACGACTTGAAGCAGTAGGAGGCACTGGCGCTGGCTTTAGCGGATGGTTTAGAACTGGTGACGCAACTGCCGCAAACAATGCTGGCGGTGGTTTTTACAACACCTCAAGCGCAACAGCAGCATCCCGCAAAGCAGTATTGGCATTAGATGCTGATGGTGCAAATCTTGGCGGTGGTGATTATTTCACTATTGAGAAATCAGGCAATAGTGGTGTTGCGGATATTTTGCAATATTCAAATGCCGCAATTCGATTTGGCACTAACTTTACAAATCGTGCCACCTTTGACATGACACTCGACACCTCAGGCAATCTAGGCTTGGGAGTTACTCCTAGTGCTTGGGGTGGCAGTTACAAAGCAATTCAATTTGGCAAGTCTTCTGCAGTTTTTGGGCACACTGGAGTTAACTATTCAAACTTCAGCACAAACGCTTATGACAACGGAACAAACAATATTTACATAAGCACTGATTTTGCAACAAATTATCAACAAGGTGATGGCAAGCACTATTGGTTCAACGCCCCATCAGGCACAGCAGGTAACGCCATTACCTTTACTCAGGCAATGACTCTAGATGCTAGTGGGAATTTGGGTATTGGTACAACCTCTCCTAATCGCACTTTGGATGTGCGCGGCTTTATAAGTGCTTCTGATGGAACAACTAGAACAGAAATTGTGAACGGTAGCGGTGTTGGTTATTTTGGTACGGCAACCAATCACCCGCTTGCTTTCCAAACAAACAACACCGAACGCGCCCGTATAGACTCAAGCGGTAACATGGGCTTGGGGCGTGCACCAACAGCAGTTAGCACTTACAAAATGCTTGAGGTAGATGGTACATCAGGTGGTTATATTCGTTTATATGCGGCTAACACATTGACTGGCTATTGGTATTCTGCTTCAACAGAGTCGGGCATTGGCTCAAAAACATCTTCACCTTTTTTGTTTATTACCAATGATTCAGAACGTGCCCGTATAACCTCAGGCGGTGCGCTTTTAATCAATACAACCACAGTCGCAACAAACGCATTGTTTGAAGTTTCTTCAAATGGAACTAAAAAAGCATTGCAAGTTTACAACAATGATGATGTGCAACTGTATTCGCTTGGTACAGGCACAGTCTATTCAAACTCTGGTGTCTTAACTAACACAAACCCATCTGACTTACGTCTTAAAACTGATGTTCAAGATTTGTCTTGGGGATTGTCTCAAATTCTTGCTTTGCGACCAGTTTCCTACGCATGGAAAAACAATCACATAAATCAGGGTACGCAATATGGCTTTATTGCTCAAGAAGTGCAAACTGTCATGCCAGACTTGGTTCGTGAATTTGAAACTAAAAATGGTGAAGAAACAGTAACTAGATTTGGTCTTGAAAAAGATGGTATTTATGCCGCAATGGTTAAAGCCATCCAAGAACAACAAGCAATCATTGAATCACTCAAGGCACGTTTGGATGCCGCAAACCTGTAAGGAAACATCATGACTACAGAAGAAGTATTAAAGTTAGCTTTAATAGCGTTAGAAGCCAATCAACCTACTAACTATTGCATGAACAACAATGGTGAAAGATTTCCAATGATGCAGGAAGACCCATTTAGGTTTGACCGCAATACCAAAGCAATCAATGCCATCAAAGAATTTTTAAACACAGAGGAAACAGTATGACTACTACTTGGAAAATCTCAACCCTTGATAGCAACACAGCCGATGGCTTTGTCACAACAGCCCATTGGACTTGCACCGCAGTAGATGGAGAACACTCTGCATCTGCCTACGCAACAGTCTCATGGGCTGAAGGCACTCCCGCTATTCCTTACGCAAACCTCACAGAAGCTGAAGTTTTGTCATGGGTGTGGGAATCTGTTGACAAGGATGCTACAGAGGCTTCTTTGGCGGCTCAGATTGAGTTGCTGAAGAACCCTGTAAAAGCTACTGGCACACCTTGGTAAAACAGGAAGCCACTACCTGAACTTAGTGGCAATTTAAAGGAAAATCATGGGCAACAACACAAAAACCCCATTGACGATTGACGGAGTAGAGTACCAGTTCGAGGATATGACTCCTGAACAACAAGTACTGGTAAACCATGTAGCAGACCTAGACCGAAAGTTAGCGTCTGCTAAGTTCAATGTTGATCAACTTCAAGTAGGTAGAGATGCTTTCTTTGCCATGCTGAAGGAAAAACTTGATACAGTGACGGACGTACAAGAAAAATGAGTCCAGAACTGCAAAAATACTATGAGGACAGATTTGATCTGTTTTCTAAACAGGGTTGGATAGATTTAATGCAAGATGTAGACAAAATGCTTGAATCTATGAATAATGTCTCTACCATTTCTGACGAAAAAAGTCTACAATTTCGCAAAGGTGAGATTTCTATGCTAGTTTGGCTGCAAACCCTAAAATGGGTTAGTGAAAGAGCATACGAGGACTTAAATGAGAAGAATGTTTGAATTTGCTTGCGAATGCGGGCAGCGCACTGAGGCTCTGGTGATTTATGAGGTCTCTAGTATTCAGTGTGGATGCGGTGGGGTAGCCCATCGTATCGTAAGCGCACCTAAGTTTAACTTAGAAGGTTGGTCTGGTCACTTCCCGTCCTCTTATGGG